GGTTGCCTGTCGTGATTACTGTGCCGTCAGCATCTGGAAAATTAATTACACGATCAGCAGTTGGGTCCACAACTCGCACAGATGTTTGATTGGCGTCTGTTGATGCGCCCTCAAATTTAAGCCCGTGTACTGCGTTTGACGTAAGAAGAATGCCGTTATCGTCTATTTGTACCCTTGGGTTTCCGCCACAGTCGAAGGTAAAAGTATTTATAGATTGGTTGCCTGATAGTGAAAGGGTCGTACCACTGCCGAACGAAAGGTGTTCGGTACTGTCAATATTTATACCTTTTTCAAATGTCTGAACCTCGGTAAAGTCCTGCGCTGTGCCTAGCATGGCAGCCCCTGCTGCCGATACGGTGGTGGCATCAGTAGGTTGAGCGCCAGCGGTTATTCCATCGAGCTTATTTCCGTCATTGGTCATGTTCCGACCATTGACATTGCCAGTGGTTAAAAGTGTTCCTGCCACTTGCATGTTTGTATTTAGGTTCATGCGTGTGTTGGCGTTGTCAAATGTAAACGAAACATTCGCACCAGATGGGGCGATGTTGATGCCCGCACCGTCAGAAGCTGCGCTGTCGGCTGCGTCGGCTGCTATAACGAAGTTGATGTCGTCGATTGAAACTGTCGTAGAGTTGATTGTCGTAGTCGTCCCATCAACTTGGAGATTACCTTTGATAATGACAGTCCCTGCGTTAGTTCCTGCATTTGAGTTTGGGTTGATGGTTAAATCACTTAAGCTGTTTCTGAGTTCGCCGCCTATTAAGTCAATATCTTTAAAACTTTTTATTTCGTCATTCTTAATCTGAAAGTAAGCGTCTGTCATGTTCGTGCTTGGTGTGCCGCCGAACAAAAAGCCACCCGAACCCAGCGCACCAGAAGTTGTTCCTGCCATTCTTTGGAAGGCTAGTGACTGTGTGGTCGTGTCGTAATCAATAAGGTAATCTGCATCATCGCCAAATATGGCCTCTGATCCGTCTTTAAAAAGAATATCTGTCGTGGCAGTATTGTTATCTATCGTGACCCTGCCAGTAAATGTACCACCTGTTAGCGGCATTGACGTGCCGAACTGCCCTGCATCAAGCGCATCCGCAACATCGTTTATGTCATCCATGTTGGTGACTACAGTTCCGATGTCAGTTAGATTATTGATAATTGTCGTGATATTTGAGGATGTCGCCCAGAATTTTGCTGAGTATTCTGCATCTCCTCCAGCAACTGACCCTTCGACGGGGCCACTTGTTTTGATTGCCCAGTCTCTGGCTCTCTGTGTGTCGATGATCTTTGTCGTGTTTGCGGAGCTACGCATCGTAGCTTCGTCTGCAAAGGTTGTCGTGCCTGATAGAGAGTGGACAATATACAAGTCGCCGCTGTGATCTGCATCTGCTGCCGTAATTATATCGAAGTTTGCATAGGTATCAGTGTTTAAAAAGTTACCTCGAATATTGAAAAAGGGAGTGACAACTGTCGCGCTGCCGCTTCCAAATGTGTATTCAAGGTTGTTTGTTGATCCAGAGGTGTTGAGGGAGAAAGCCACATCGAACGTACCGTCTGTAGCAAACACTTGCTCAAACAGTTCCTTCAGCGTCTTGTCGCCAATCGCTGCGTCTTCCAGATAAGTATCTAGGTTATGTTCAACGGCTGTGCCGTCCGATTTATTTAGAATAAATCTAAGCTGTCCACTGCGGGGGCGTGTCTCTGCCATGTTCTATCCTTGACGTCTTGCCTCTGAAAGAGGGATTAAATTTCCGCGCTCTACTTCGCGCTGAACATTTTCTTGTGGAGCGACGGACGCGCCACGCATTTTTTCCATTAG